CACGTTGTCGCCGGCGACGTCGGCCGGGTTCCAGAAGTTCTGCGTCCTGTGGGCGATCGCGAAACGGATCGAAGCCCGGATGGCGCTCCTCGGCGTCGACACGAAGGACGGGAGCCCCTACCTGAAGGACTACATCGCGCTGACGCCGAAGCTGGACAGCGCGATGCGGTGCTTCAAGCTGACGGCGTTCGGGAAACCGGCGATCAGCGAGAAGCCGAAGCCGGCGGCGAACCCCTGGGCGGGAGTCGTGCAGAAGTGAGCGATCGGGACTTCATCGCGCTCGCCGCGCAGTATCAGGCGGACGTCCTGAGCGGGGCGATCCCTGCCTGTCGGTGGGTGCGGTTGGCGTGCGAGCGCAACCGTCGGGATCTCGATCGACAGGCGACCGCGGCCTTCCCGTATCGGTTCGATCCCGCGGCCGCGCGGCAAATCTGCCAGATGGCCGAGATGCTGCCGCACATCAAGGGGCCGAAGGCGTTCGTCGTGGGCAAGGACGACGACGGTCGGCCGATCTGGAACACGATCACGCTCGAGCCGTGGCAGTGCTGGCTGTTCACGACGATCTTCGGGTGGGTGCGCTGCGTCGATGGCCGGCGCCGGTTCCGGGTGGCGTTCCCGCTGATTCCTCGGAAGAACGCGAAGTCCACAATCGCCGCGATCGTCGTGTTGAAGATGCTGGTCGCGGACGGGGAGAGCGGCGCCGAGTGCTACAGCGCGGCGACGACGCGGGACCAGGCCAAGGTCATCGCCGAGATCGCGTGGGAGATGGCGCGGCGGTCGCCGGGGTTCCGGGAGTACTTCGGGGTCAAGTTGGGATCGAAAACGACGCGGACGCTCGAGGTGCCGTCGTCGGCCAGCAAGTTCGGTCCGCTCTCGGCGGATGCCAGCAGCCTGGACGGGTTGAACGTGAGCCTCGCGGCGATCGATGAATTCCACGCCCACAAGACGCGCGGGGTCTACGACGTCCTCGACACGGCGACCGGGACGCGGCTGCAGCCGTTGCTGTTCCCGATCACGACGGCCGGCGTGGAGCTCGGTGGCATCTGCCACGAGAAGCTGCAGTATCTCGAGAAGGTGCTCGACGGGGTCGTGGAGGACGAGACGTTCTTCGGGGTGAACTACACGATCGACCCCGGGGACGATATTCGGGATCCGGCGATTCAGCGAAAGGCCAATCCCAACTACGGCGTGAGCGTCCAGGCGGACGACCTCGAGCGGAAGATTGCCGAGGCCCAGACGAACCAGGCGGCGCTCAACAACGTCCTGACCAAGCATTTCAACGTCTGGATCCGGACCGAGTCGGCGTGGATGTCAGCGACGACGTGGCAGACGTGCCGGGCGCCCGAGCTGACGATCGAGGCGTTGCAGGCGTTTCCCTGCTGGATCGGGGTGGACCTGGCGGAGGTGCGCGACATCGCGGCCCTCGTGGCGCTGTTTAAGACCGGGCCGGAGACGTACGCGATGCTTGGTCGGTACTACCTGCCGAAGGCCGCGGTCGACCGATCGCCGATCGCGCAGATGTCCGGCTGGGTCCGGGAGGCCCACATCATCGAGACCGATGGCGACCAGGCGGACTTCGCGCGGATTCAGGCGGACATCCTGACCTGGTGCGACCTGTTCCAGGTGAAGGAGATCGACTTCGATCGGGCGCTCGCCGCGCACATGCAGCAGGACTTGAAGCGGACGCTCGAACCGCGGATGGGCCGGGATGCGGTCGATCGCTTCGTGGTCACGGTCGGGCAGACGGTCGAAACGATGGATCCGGCCATGAAGATGACGGAACGGCTGGTCCTCGCGCAGCATCTACAGCACACGGGGAATCCGGCGATGGCGTGGATGATCTCGAACGTCGTCGTCGAGCGGAACCACAAGGACGAGATTTACCCACGGAAGGCTGGCGGGAAAGATTCGGCCAACAAGATCGACGGACCGGTCGCGCTGTTCACCGCGCTCTCGCGGGCGATGGCCGACCAGGAGCGCGAACCGGACTACCAGCTGATCATCCTGGGTGGGAAGCGATGAACGATCCCAGGGTGCGTCTCACGGTGCGCCAGCGCGGCCGTCCCCGCGTCGAGGAACCCTTGGAGCCGGTCATGACCCGGTTGCCGAGGGTGGAATACGAGAAGCTCTGTCGCGCCGCCACCCGGCAGGACATGCCGGTGTCCGCGCTCGTGCGGCGGTTGCTGATCCTGCGCCTGCCCGAGTCGGAATGATTTTCCGTAATCATTAATTCCGGTTTTCTAAGAATCCATCAGCATGGTCCTCGCACCATGCTCAATCGGGCCTACGCGCTGCTCGACATCAAGTCGGTGGACGACGACCAGCGCGTCATCACCGGCATTGCGACCGACGCCAGCACGGACAGCTACGGCGACGTCGTCGAGCCCGGTGGCGCGGAATACAAGCTCCCAATTCCACTGCTCTGGATGCACGATTCTCGACAGCCGATCGGGGAGGTGTTCTCAGCGAAGAAGACTAGCGCCGGGATCGAGATCAAGGCGCGGATCGCCAAGGTGGACGAGCCGGGCAAACTGAAAGATCGCGTCGACGAAGCCTGGCAGACGATGAAGGCGGGCCTCGTCAAGGGGCTCTCCATCGGGTTTCGGTCCCTCGAAGAGACCTACGACAAAGTGACGGGCGGATTTCATTTCCTCCGCTGGAAATGGGTCGAGCTCTCCGCGGTCACCATCCCGGCGAACACCAACGCGTCGATTCAAACCATTCGCGCCGCGTCCGGCGCCCCTCCCGCTCAATCCGCCGGCGTTTCGGCCTCCACGCGCGCTGTAAAGCTGCGCCCGGAACGCCCCATGAAAAGAAGCTTTGCCGACATGATTGCGGACTGCATCGCGGCCCGCAAGGAAAAAACCGACAAGATCGACGCGCTGCTGGTGAAGTCCGACGAGGCCGGTCTCGCGTTGGACGAGGCCGATTCCGAGACGCACGACACACTGGCCAAGGAAGTCGAGGACATCGACAAGCAGCTCGAACGCTATCGCGCCGCGGACGCGCGCGAGAAGGCTGCGGCTGCGCCCGTCAAGGGCAAGACGCCGGAGGAAGGCGCGGAGAATCGCGGCACCACGCGCATCACGGTCGAGAAGAAGCTGCCGCCCGGGATCGCCTTCGCGCGGGTCGCGATGCTGATCGGCATGGCCCGTGGCAATCCGTACGAGGCCAAGCAGCTCGCCAAGGACCACTACGGCGACGACAGCCCGATGCTCGTCAAGATGATCGACTGGCACCAGAAGGGGCCGATCGGCGCGGCGAATGCGCAGACGTCGGGCTGGGCCTCGGAGCTCGTGCCCTACAACATCATGGACGACTTCATCGAGTATCTGCGTCCGCGCACGATCCTCGGGAAGTTCGGCACCACGGTCAACGGGACGACCTACCCGAGCCTGCGGCGGGTGCCGTTCAACACGCGCGTCTCCGGGTTCAGCTCGGGCACGTCGGCGGCGTGGGTCGGAGAAGGTCTGCCGGTGCTGCTGAGCAAGGGCGTCAGCATCACGGACTCGCTCACCTGGGCGAAGCTCGGCGCCCTCGCCGTGCTGACGAAGGAAGAGATCCGCTTCTCGAATCCGAGCGCGGAAGCGAAGGTCCGCGACGACCTGGTCGCGGCGCTCGTCCAGAAGATGGACATCGACTTCGTGAACCCGGCGCGCGCGGCCGTGGCGAACGTCTCGCCGGCGTCGGTGACCTGGAACACGACCCCGGTCCTGAAGACCGGCGACACGGCGGCGGCCTTCCGAACGGACTTCGCGACGCTGATCGCGACCTTCGCGACGGCGCTGCTCAGCCCCGAGGACATCGTGATCATCATGAGCACGGTGGACGCGCTCAACCTCTCGCTGATGATCACGTCGCTCGGGAACCAGGTGTTCCCGGGGATGACGATGCACGGCGGGTACCTGATGGGCTTCCCGGTCATCACGACGACCGCGATGGTCTCGACGGGTTCGCCGGTCAGCACGATCATCGTCGCCGTCAAGGCGAGCGAGATCTACCTCGCGGACGACGGCGAAGTCACGGTCGACGCGAGCGATCAGGCGTCGGTCGAGATGGTCGACTCGTCGTCGGTGTCCGGCATCACCGGAACGGGCGCGAGTGTGGTCTCGCTCTGGCAGACCAACATGGTCGGCCTGAAGGTCACGCGCTCGGTCAACTGGAAGAAGCGCCGCACGGCGGCGGCTCGCTACATCTACAACGCGGCCTACCGCACGTAGGACGCGGCGACCCAAGAGGGGGCTGGCCTCGGCCGCGATTGGCTGGGGCCGCCTCACACGTTCGGAACCCTGCGTTAAGGGAGTTTCATGGCCTTCGACAACTACACCCCCACCAAGGTCCGCGCGCTCGTGGAGTGTCCGCAAGGGCAGCAACCGGGCGAGGTCTTCGAGCTCACGTCCGACGCGGCCGACATTCTCCTGTCGGTCGGCGCGGTCGAACGCGTGCCGAACGATACGCCGCTCGGCAAGCCGTCCAACAGGGGCGCCTACAAGCGGCGCGATCTGGTGGCTGAGAAGCTGTGAAGCTCGGCCCGTTCGATATTTCGCTCCGGCGTAAGGGATCCGCGTCCGCGGCGCTCGGCGACGGGATCACGCATCTGCCTGGTCCCAATGCCTGGTGGCCGGTCGTCCGCGAAGCCTTCACTGGCGCCTGGCAGCGCGGGGTCACGGTGCCGGTCGAAGACGCGATGGCGCACCCGACCTACTGGGCCTGCGTCACGCTCATCGCCGGCGACATCGCGAAGATTCGCCCGAGGCTCGTCGAAGAAAAAGACGGGATCCACGCCGAGGTCGAGCGGGTGTCTCCCTACGCGCCCGTGCTCGAGCGTCCCAATCACTACCAGAACCGGATCCAATTCTTCACCTACTGGATGC